GATATTCAATCGCGCAATACATATGCGGAGCATATCCGGCTACGCGCAGAGTTCGATGCCGTCATCAAACAAATCGACAAAAACGTCAGCGCACTCTGGGACGCCCACAATCGGGATGGAAAACGAAACCGCGATTAAGATACTGCGTATGCGGGCCGCGTATTGCGGCTGGGACGCGGTAATAGAAAGGTTCGGACACTTATATAGGAGCCGCCCAAGGGTGCGCGAGGCACTACACAGGTGGGCCAAAGCTAAAAAGGTAGATATCCAATGGGCATTTCCCCACGGAGAAGCCTGGGACATCGTGGCCCCGGATAATTGGCAGAAAGAGTTGGAAGACAAACTGTCCGTCAATAGGAAACGAAATACGGTGTAAGTTCCGATCACCCATTTATATAGGGGGTAATCAAACGAGAAAAAATCGTCTTTCAATACCCCCTAAAAGTTTGACACTTTTGGCGGGAACGTATGGGACTTGGTGGGTAAAAACGGCCTTGAAACTGTCAAACAGCATTGATAATAAAGGAAAAGCAGTAAACTGAAAATCCGCGTGTCGGGTGTTCAATTCACCCCCTGGGCACCACTTTTCCCATAAATAACAGTTACTTAAGATAGGTCCAAATGGGGCAGGGTAAAAGTTTGACACTTTTTACAGAAAAGTTTGACACTTTTAGTCCCGTTTTGTGCTTTCCAACTTGTGAATCGCAGACCGGGCAAGACGTTTCTGGTTCGCTTTCTTGATGTAAACCCGCACACTTGCGCTTGTCTCATGGCCGGTTATTGCCATGATTTCCTTCTCAGTGCATCCGACTTCCGCAAGGGCAACCCCAGCAGTATGTCGCAATCCATGCAAAACATAGCTGCCCAGCTTTAGTGCTTTCTTCTCGCGGTAGAAGAGGGTGCTGAAACCGTTGTAGTTGTACTGCGTTCCTTTTTTGGTGTGAATAATCGACATAGGAACTATCCCTTTGTATTCCCGTGGAAGGGTATGCAAATAGGAGTTAAGTTCCTGGTGTAGCGGTATCCATATATCCTGGCCCGTCTTTGCCTGGATCACACGAATTTCCCCGTCTGAAATATCTGTCCATTGCATAGATAGAATATCGCCCGGACGTTGCCCCGTATATCTCCCCAGCATGACCGCCCGTACAAGCATATCCTTGGTTGTCGGCTCACCGACAGGCGCAGCCTCTATAAATTTTGCTACAATTTCGTCGGGCCAGGGAAGATGGCTTTCTCCGCCTTCCACTTTGCTCACTCCCTGGGCTGGGTTTATGTCTATCCAGCTTCGCTGCAAGGCCCAGCCAAGGACAAGTCGTAAATGGCGCACCATATTGTTAGCAGCGGCGTGACCGCGTTCTGCATAGGCGTCCCGCAGTTCATAGATCCAGGCTCGTGTAATATCTTTAACCCGTTTGTCAGGAAACATTGCTTCCAGCTTGTTCAGGTCTTTCAAATACCCGTCTTGTGTATTTTTGGAGCGTTTCTGGAACTCAGGGGACTTTTTGTACTTAATAATTAGATCACGCAAGGACTGATACACTACGCTATCTGTGGTGTCGGCTAGACCCGCGTTTATCTCCAGCGTCCGTGCTATGCGGGCGTTTTCTTCATCGGGCAACCGTTCCTTGGTTATACGATGATACCAGTAACGTCGTCCTTTTCGATGAAAACTTCTAACGTGCTTGAGCTTCACGAACACGATCTAATCCCCTCAAAATCTCCGCTTTGGGGGAAGTCTCTTCTTTTCTGCTCAATAAATCAACGCATTTGTCCAATTCGGCCCTATCAAATAGCCTTTTCTTATGTAATTTGACGGGTTCTGGACACACTGACCCAACCAACTGGCGGAAAGTTTCTGTCCCCATACCCATATAAGCCGCCGCCTGATTAGCATTCAACAGACGGGGCCATCCGGGCAGGGTGTCAAGTGAGGGACGGGCCTGTGTCATAGCCGCCGCATATTATCTGGCGCGACGTTTAGCAGAACCTTCTCCTTAGTTGCGATGTCATAACGTGTGTCTTCCGGTTTGTCGCGGGTTCGACCAACAACGACACCGCGATCTATCACGCTATTTTTGTGCAACAAAGCAACCTTATCTTCCATAGCAAAAACGTAAGTAGTATTAGTCTGCATCGTCTTGTCCTTTTTTTGTTAAAAATCTCTCGGCCCATTTGGTTCTCTTGTTCCATGTGGATCTCTCAGTTCCGCTGGTTCTCTCCGATCTTCTGAATCTCTCCTTTAACGTGGTTCGCGTATGCCTCCTGGATCTCTCAATTACCTTGGTTCTCTCTCAGGCTGTGGATCTCTCACTATTCGTGGTTCTCTCCGTCTACGTGGATCTCTCGCTACTTGTGGTTCTCTCGCTCCACGTGGATAATTACCAATTAGGCTCGATCTTGTGGGTATGACCCGCATGGGCCATCACATAAGGAACGGGGGCCTTCTTCCCTGTTTCCATCTCAAACCAAAGTTCATGCAAATGTGACAGAAACATTTTGACTGCATAGCGCGTAGCCCTTGCGTGGATATGGGCCGGGGGAAGTTTCCCTTTAGAATAGGCTTTGTAGGCATCTGTAGTTTTACCAATATTAAACTTCTCCAGCTTGGCTTTCGCCTGGTCTGCGAAATCGCCCGCCTCGTTCTTAGCGATTTCCAGTTCTTTTCGTTCCCTGTAAATCTTTCCATACAAGGACTTTTCGTTGCCGGAAACTTTGACAAAGCTCTCGCCCAGTTTCCAGCAGAGCGTCTTGAGGGACGCATTAAACGGACGCTTCTCCCCCTTCTTCCATTCGCTCGTTGGGTCAAGACCGGCATACCGCCAAATGGCCCCAGCCGTTGTGGCTCTGGTGATGTCAATATGGGCTAACAAGCCAGCGGCAATGACGGGGCCAACTCCGATAACCTTACGCATCCGCGCCCCGAAAGGATGGCGGCTAGAATAGACATCCAGCGCCATCTTTACGCTCTCTTCCAGAACACGGTTCTGCGTTGAAAACCAAACCAGTGTGTCGTTAGGTTCATTGGTTGCAGTCAATGCCCGGACCTGATTATCAGAACGTAAGCGTTGGTCTTGCATGGAATAATAGCTATCTACTAAAAACCGCGCTTCGTCGGTACTTAGTTGGTCGCCAGCCTTTACTACGTCACGCTTGAGTTTTGTTAGCGGTACGCGAATAGCCGCTTGTTCTAAAACTTCCATCACTCCTCTCCCTTCTTTACTGCCCAGACAGTCCCGGGTTTCCCCATAGAAGTTTTCCGGCGCTCCCCGGTGTCAAAAATACGACCAAGTTGTTTTAATTCAGTTACGCGAGGCCGTATGGAAAACGGACTCCGGTTCATTCGTTCTGCACATTCATCAGCGGTCAAACCATGCTGCGAATTTTGTATGCAGGCGAAAGTTTTGTTTCGCAGGGTAGGTGCGTTTAATGCGACGGCCTTTGCTGCTTCCGCAGAGGGGCCGGTGGTCTTGTAACCTGGTTCAAGTGGGTATCTCATATGTTATACCTCTGATTTGCCTGTTGGGTTCGGTAGATTTCCAGTGTGAACCTGGATCTTTCCATCTCGACTTTTTGTTTTTCATAACCCACTGTGGCTGCAACGACTCTATCAACAGCTTGTCGATACTTGTCGCTGGCTACAGCTTCCCGTTCTTGCGCGGAAATTGCCATACCCTGAAACTCCTTCATCAGAAGTGCCTTGGTGACTTTCAGCATATGTTCCGCTTGCAGTTTTTCCCGCAACGCTTCCAGCATTTCGGAAGGGTTAGCGAGGGTTTCTGTTAAGATTTTCTCAACGGTTTCGTCTGCGATCATATCTATGTCCCGCTACTTCCAAAATTAAACGCATTAAAAATTCCGGGTGACGTTGCGCTTGTTCCATCCAGAACCGTAACTCTCCAATCTGGTGTTGCCGTGCATGGAGTTCGTGAACCAAAGGAACTACGCGGTTGTCTTCCGGCTTCAAGCCCATACCGCCGCCTAAACCCCACCTCACATGGGCAGGGTCGCAGGGTGTCGCGCCGGTTATGATGCAAGGTTGTTCCCTGACCTCGTTCAACCAGGCGCGGTCCTTTATGCGGGGTTTCTTTAGAATGGTATGTCATCCCCAACCGCCGTATCCAAGGGCATCGTATGGTTAGGAAACGCCTTGGGATCTACGCCCTGTTGTTGGACATTGTGTGGGTGTTTCCGGGTATCTAAAAACCACTTGAGCCACGCATCGGCTTCGGTGGGGTTTGCGCTCGACTTCATAATTGTTTGCAGCATGATGTCGATATCTTTTTGACTCATACCGCCGTTTTGTTGTGGCGCGGGCTGGTAGTTTTGCTGGCTACCATTTTGCTGTTGATAATTTTGCTGTGGTGAGGGCTGATAATTTTGCTGTCCCCCGTTTTGTGGAACGAACTGCTGAACAACATTACCGGCCTGTTGTGGTTGCTGCTGTTGTTGCTGACCATCGGAAAACTCAAACGCGGTCATCTTCCAGTACCGGCCCTTTTTCTCTGCATCAAAATTTATCAACGCACCCTTTGTTGGCGGATTGCCCTGTCCAGCCCAATCCATCTTCCAGCCACCTTCGTATTGGCTCTCCAAAACGACTGTCGGTCCAAAGTTGCCCTGTAAAACATTCTCGACGAGCTTGTTTGTGTATTTCATAACTAGTGTCTCCATTTCTCTATTGCTATGCCTCTGGCTTCGGCGTTCCAGTAAAAACTATCTGTGTTTAGCGGGATAAACTCAGTCGCGTCGTCGGCGGTGGCAAACATACGGTCCCACCGCTCAATGCGCCGCCATGCGGAAAGCATGATGTTCCACGCTTCGTCTATCATGTCTTGGGTGACATCAAAGTAAGCGTGTTTCTTTGGCGTGGCGTAGAGTAAAGCGACAGGCTTATCCCAGACTTTTGAATAGACGGCCTGCTGGCGAACATTGCCCTTTTTGAAATTCAAACTGGTCGGACAATTTTTGGTCGCTTTTGTGTCTATAATGACATCGTCATAGCCGAAATCGGTGTAGCAAATCACTTTTCGCTCCAGACCAGGCAGGTGCAGACTCCGTTTACTCTGATAGGTAAGAGGTCGGCCCTTTGGACGTAACACTTCCAAAAAGTTGGTAGTTATCGGGCCGACCCAGTCCCGTTCCTCTGCGACTTCTCCATCCATCAGGTCGTCGAACTCCTGTACCGCAACCGCTTCCGCTTCCTCATTACTTAGGTTGTTATGTAAAGCAGTATTGGTTGCAGTTTCAGTTGCCAGACCCATGTTCATGCGCCCGTTAGCTTCCTGGCGATAGCCAAAGCCATACTTCAGGACAAAGGCGGCGGGGTCTTCCATCATCATGTTAGCCCCCGTGGCACTGTGCATATAGTGGTCTGACAACATCACGCGGCCTGCTTAGGAATTGACAACAAAAGTTTTTCGTACGAAACGATCAAACCCATGAGGTTCAGGTTTGTGTTTGGCAAACCGAAATCCTCTTTCGTCAAAGTAGCCGTCAAACTATCAATGGCTTGTGTGGTGTGGATAATCGCCGCCTCGACTTCCGCGTCCCTGACCTCTATCGGGTCTGGATCGACGAAACCTTGAACTGGGGGCCAAGTGGAATCCGGTAACAAAAAGTTTTTTAAGTTTCCCATAATTTCCTCTGTTTTTCATTCATTCAATATGAACGAAATACTAGGCCAGAATGGTCAGAAGGTCAACTATAAATAGTCATAATGGACGGATAAAAGACAAAAAAAGGGCCATACGGCCCGTAACGTAGCTATTTCAGTAGTTTAAATCCGGTTAATATCGGCTATAACCCGGCCAATTATGGTCACTTCGTCCATTTGGCGCTCGTAGGTCTTGTGTTTGGGATTATCTGAGGAGATCAAAATGGAGTTGGTCTTGTCGATATATTCAATCCGTTTCAGGACAGTGCCCATTCCATCCCATAAAGCAAAAATACCTGGGGGTGAGGGGACGGTTCGCGTCGTATCCACCACAACCTTATCTCCGGGTGTTAAACCCTTCCCGTTCTCGTCGAGCATACTATCGCCCTCGACGGTCACGATGTGGCAGCCTTGGGGCCGTGCGTGAAGCTCCTGGGTCAGATAGGTAGAAGGGAAAGACCAGTTTGCCACACTCTCTTCTTCCTCTACAAATGCGCCGCCACCTGCGCTCAACCGGACATCTAGTTCCGGCACCGAAATAACCTCATACTCTATAAGTCCCCCCAGACTTCCTTCCAAAATCTCGGCTGGTTTAACTTTCAAGGCTCTCGCAAAAATCATCAACCACTCCTGGGTCAATCTGCGTTTGCCTAGCTCCAGCTTTGAAACCTGGCTGGAGTTTGTGTTCACCAATACGGCCAATTCATCTTGCGATAAGTTCCGCGCCTTCCGTAATTCTTTAATTCTATTGTTCAATTTTGGCCCTCTCAAGCGACAAAGATTGTTACAGCGGTATGTCAGATTTTCTTACATTACTGTTGGGTAACAAAATCTAACCCTCATGTTTCAAAAGTAAATTCGTGTCGTTACTTTTAAACGGCTTCATCTTGCTATCTACATCCTCAAGGGCAAAAATATTAGCTCTCGCACTCATGTGATGAATTGCATTGATTAAACCATCGTTGTGAAGCAAATAATATGTCAATTCGTATGTCACCGATTCAGTCGCCTCTGTAGGCCTGTTGTTGTCATCTACCAAACCCAGCCCACGAGCTTCCTTTAAAGCCCCGGACACCCATTGTCGGGTCGTGTTAAGCAGCTCTGCGGCCTTCGTAACATTAAATTTTGCATTAGTGTAACGGTAATGCTGCACCAATTGCAAAAGCCTCAATTGATTGCCGGATTTTCCCCAATAATCATAGGCAGTTATACCGCCGCTTTTCTCAATCCGTTGACGAATTGCCGAACGGTGCTTCAAAAGCTCAACCTGGAAATGTACCCAGCACATATTCATTACGGCAAGCCACGCGCCGGAACTTGCGGCTTCACGCAAAAGTTCATCTGCATGACTTCGTAAATCTGTCGTGAGTTTAGGTGTTTTAGGAGCCATCGTCACTAGCTCGAATGTTCAACACGCATAAATGTAACATAATATTACATCTCCCTCCCAAGAAATGTCAGATTATTTGACAAAATAGGCCAATACGGAGAAGCCTGCAATACAAAAAAACCAATTTGAACTAAAAACCTGAAAATCGGCCATTGACGGGGCCGACCAATCTGGCTTATTCTCCGTCCAAGTTGAACATATAAAGGCCAGAATGAACGTGACTATCAGTGAATATTTAGACACCGCCGGTCTTAATGCGTCCCAATTCGCGGCGATGCTCGGAGTCGATTCCAAGACGGTCCTAAGATACAGGAACGGGGAACGGACCCCCACGCCGGAAATGATGACTAAGATTTACACCCAATCGGGGGGCGTTGTAACCCCAAATGATTTCCATGAGTTGCCCGATCTGCCATGATTCCGGCTACTCCTACAGATTTTCACGAAATGGCGCGGATCTACCGCTTTCCGCCGCATGGTGGATTGACGCTTGTCTCAAATGTGCGAGAGACGCCGAAATCGAGTGGCAAACCGCCCGAAACCTACCATGTGGGGAACCTCGCCAGCGACCGCTATGTGACCCCTCAACAGTATTGGGGTGCGAACAGGAAGATAGCGCACCGCCCGACTTATGATGAGGCGAAGGCACAAGCCAAGATTGTCGACGGGACAGCAAATCGGTTTAAGCATCTAAGTGATTGCGGGAAGGGCTATCTCGTCCAGAAGAAAAAGGAGAAGGGGGTGTTTGAGTACCTCTTTATCTGGAAATGACGGAATACCAACTCCATGAGCAAGTTGCGAGTTATCTTAACCTTGCGCTCCCACCGCAAACGATTTGGCACCACTCACCTAACGAGGGGCGGCACAAACCGCAGTATTACGCGAAACAAAAGCGCCTTGGCGTCAAAAAGGGCTGGCCAGACATTGAAATTATCCACCGGGGTCGCCCGGTATTTATTGAACTTAAAACGGAAAAAGGCCGCGTTTCTCAGGCGCAGAAGGAGCGTCACGAGGAACTCATTCTGGCGGGCGCTTGCGTCACGATTTGCCGGTCTTTGGAAGAAGTAAAACACTTTGTGGAGACAGCCATTGTCTAAAAAAATCGCAGACGCAGTTTGGTATTTTGGGGTGAAGGTACTGGAGAAGAAGGGCGTACAGAACGCCCGTTCTCTTATCGGAAAGTGGTTGAAAGAGTCCGACGAAGAGGACGTTCTGGATTGCCTTACACGTTGCTGCAAGGAAGACGTTGTAGATCCCGTTTCGTGGATACAAAAAAGTCTGAAAGCACGGCCTGCCGCCGCACAGCCTGATAGTTACGCGGGTGACGCCAAATGGCCGCTACGAGTTAAGAAATGGAATCAAACAAGGTTCTGGAGTGAATCGTTATTTGGTCCCAAGCCCGGCGAACCGGGCTGCATGGTCCCACCGGAATTACTCGAAAACACAGCAGAAAGGACGACATCAGCTTAGTCGGCGGTTGGAATGACGTGGCGACTAAGTGGCGAAAGACCGCACTACCAGGGCGCGAGAACAACGTGCGGCAGGATGGACCGAAAGCGTGGAGTCCGAAGAGTCTCGTCACTGAACGGTTATTCGGTGAAAAAGTTGCACGCAACCAGGTAGCAGGAACCGCTGACTATCTGGGCCAGATCGACGGACGGCTCCGAAGGCCATCAAGATCGTGAAGGCAGTAGGCTAAAGCTGCCGGTGTGTGCCGGGGGCTATTAGTCGACCTATGCCTTCTCTCAGGACTCACCAAAGGCCATTTAGGAGGAAAGACATGAAATCAGCCGCTTGGCGAACAGGATGGAAAGCAGCCGAATTAGGCAAAACAGTGAAGACAAATCCGTATCGGGGCGAACCGGATAGGGGTGATTTTGTGAAAGGGTTTTACGCTTGGCTGATGAAGCACCAGCACTGAATTGTCCTTGGTGTGGCGAATGGACCCGTTTGATCTTTGAAAGGGCAAAATATATTTGCGGGCGGTGCCGCAGACCAGTGATGGATTGTTGTGATGGCGAGAGAAATGAATAAAAGTGTAAACAAGCTCAAGTGGGTTTTTCTATACATAGCCAGCGTTGTTTTAGTGAATTGGGGGTTCTCAACTTTTCAAGGATATGAGTGGTTCTGGTCAATAGTTGTCGGAACAGTTTTCATTACAAGAGATTATTGTCAGCGAGCTGTCGGACATTGGTGCCTGGCTGCAATGATAACAGCAGGTGGCCTTTCTTATTTTATGGCTGACCCGTTTGTCGCCTTGGCGTCACTGTGCGCTTTCGCATTTGCCGAAATAGCGGATTGGATAGTTTATTCGTTAACCAAACGTCCCTTGGCAGATCGCATTTTGATTTCATCAGCTATAGCGACACCGCTCGACACTCTGATTTTCCTTGGAATACTAAATCTTCTAAGTCCGAGCCTTGTGGCTTATCAGATCATGTCGAAAATGGCTGCCGCACTATTAATTTTTGGAATGTTAAAATGGCGAAAATCGTACACAAAATAGAGGTTCGAGCGAGATGCCCAGCAGACGGGTTCGGCGACATCTATGAGTGCGAGATCCATACAACGCGACTTATCGAGGTCGAAAAGATCATTGCAGTTTGCGACAAATATAAGCTCCAAGAAATTTGGATGGAAAAACTCGCAGAGGAACTGCGTAGGAGCCTGTGCGCCAAGATTATTTTGCGAGGCTCACACTATGGTCGTGTTATGACGGAAGTCGTGGCCGAATGATTTATTTGTCTGGAAAACAAGTAGCCCATCCACGCATCGGTTTGATGCTTTCATATAACGGCGCGGGATATCGGAAGAAAAAACGTTCCCGCTGGGCTGCGGATAATGGTTGTTTCACGCAACCTTCAAAGTACACGGACCAAGGTTACTTGAAATGGTTGGATAAATTTGACCGCAGTGGTTGTTTTTTTGCAACGGCTCCCGATGTTGTCGGAGACGCGGATGAGACGTTAAAGCGTTCAAAGCCCATGCTGCCGAAAATCAGAGAACTTGGGTACCGCGTTGCGTTTGTCGCGCAAGACGGCGCAAAGATCGACAGCCTGCCGTGGGCCGACTTGGACTGCTTGTTTGTTGGCGGCACAAACAATTTCAAACTCAGTCAGTGTGCTGCTGAGTGTATGCGTGAAGCCAAACAACGCGGAAAGTCCGTCCATATGGGCAGAGTCAACAGCTATAAACGTATTCGTTTAGCGAAGTGTTTGGGGGCGGATAGCGTTGATGGAACATACATTACTTTCGGGCCGGAAAAAAATTGTAGAAATGTGTTGGACTGGCTGCAGCGGCTCGATCAGCAACCGATGTTGGAAATTTAATGGCGAGAGAGATGTATCTGGCGAACAGTAAAGAAGATTTTGAAGGCCTCACCGAAATTCACAAAGAATGCTTTGGTAAGGTTAATTGGGGTGAATATAAAAACGCCTTGGCTGACGAGCGATGTTTTTTTCTTGTAGCAAAGGAAGATGATGAAATAGTCAGCTACTTGGTGGTCCGCGTTGAAGGGGAATGTGCGACAGGCCTATGGCAGGGAACCAAAGGAAGCAAAAGAAGGCAGGGGTTTGGTAAGCCACTACATCAGGAAGGATTAGAGGAAGCTAGTCGTAGAGGCGCGGAATACTTTGACAGTTTCCTGACAGAGGAAAACGATATGTTTGAAGCTATAGCGGGTCAAAACAAACAATTAGGCTTCATACCGATAGCAAGATATCCCGACCACTACATGAAAGACGGGGAAAAGGAGAACATTACAGTACAGCATTTGAGGATTTCTTTAATGCCGTTGAAAGGTGGCGCGGATGGAGAGAGGAATGAGAACACACTTACCAAATAGAAGGCCTCAGATCACGCACACCCTGGCGGTGGATGGGGAAAAATACCATATATCTGTAGGCTATGATTTGAAGGCAAAGCCGAAAGAGGTGTTCATTCGCGGAAGTAAAGTCGGCTCTCACATGGATCACCTCTTGGATGATGCGGCGGTTTTGATAAGTTTGGGCCTACAGCACGGCCTGGAAGTGTCGGAAATGCGGAAATCGTGTGGGGATACGCTTATAAACCGGGTTTTGGGGCTGCTGAATGCGTAAACTCAGGGAAGTTCCAAACGAATACGCCCGGAAACGCAACGAATATGTCTCTGAGGAGACTGCCAGGGCGGGTAAGTTCAGAATACGCAATGTTTCAGAAGATCAGTTGCAAACCTACTGGAGAAGAAATCTCATTACAGCCCGTCAGTATGACGCGGGCCGGATATTTCAACACAATTACCGAATGCCCAGGCTAATCGGGAGTTATGCGGCACCTGTTGGGGGTGAAAAAGATTTGGAGCTAGAGAAAATGGCGGAACATCAGCGGGCCTGCAAAGCCTTGAAGGAATCGGCAAATATCGTGATTGAAGTTTGTCTGTGGAACAATAACGCCGGACATATGCACCCCAAGGGATTGGCCCTTTTACGGGACAGTCTGGACAAATTAGCCGTCCATTATGGCTTGTCAAACCAACAGTCGGAAGGTAAGATTCAGTCAATGTCCACAACTGTCTGAAGAGCATGGCTTACGGAAAACCAGTAAAAACCCCGATTAAAAGAAAACCGATAAAGAGAAAATAATGGGTCCAGTAATAGGCCGGTCACAGGCGCAGAAGCAATGGGCGTCCTTGCCCGATCATCTCAAAAAAAGGGAAGCGGCACCGATGGGGGCGCAGCAATTCGGCGACCCGCAACGCTATGTTATGGCGGGGGTTTCTCCTGGCTGGTATAACCCCGCTTTGGATAATCAAAAGCAACTGGAAAGATTACAGGCGGTAGAACGTGCGAAGTTCGGGCCGAAGACAACTCCAGAGGTCAGCTTCACATTTGGAAGCCCTGTAAAAGTAGCCGATTTATACCCCAGCGGGTTAGCGAATGTACTCGCTTCTCAGCAAGCGGGCCAGAGATATACCCCGCAAATCCAGAATATAAGAAACCAGTTCCTATCTAGCATCATTTAAGATAATTCCTGTTAAAACGTAGGGTCCACCCACGGCGTCGAGCCCTTTTCTTCTTTCCAATGTTGCCGCGCTAGTTTGTGGGCAAATTTTATCATTTCATCTGCGGTTTTTTCGGTAGGGGCCATTGCATAGGTCGCATGGGTGATGACCGTCAAGGCGGCGGCAAGGCTGTTGCGTAGTTTTTCCTGGTCATTTTTGGCGATGATATTAAGTTTGTCGAGCATATCTAGACCCGCTTCATAACTTTCATTCCATCCAGCTAAGTCACTTTTCATTGTTTTAGCTCCTCTCTAAGCCGTAACGCTTCTTTTACCCGTCTGTTGACGGACTCTTTAAGTTGATTTTGCAAGGCGGGCGGCAAATCCGAAAAATTGGAAGCTGGTTTTTTATTTTGCAGCACCGCCGCTATATCTTTCAATAGCCGGTTTTCCAGGTCAAAAATCCAATCTTCCACATCCCGTGGGACATCGTGATAGCCCGTAGCCCATCGTCTGACGGTCCTGTTTTGGACCTCGACCAATTCCGCTAGGCTCTCTTTAGTAATGCCCAGCGAAAATAGATAGTTTCTGAATACTTTAGCGTTCAATCTCGTTCCCCTTGCTTGATTGCCTTATTGCTTTGGCTTCCGCGTAGGAATCCGCATAACCTAGTATGTCATAGGCGGCTGACCCCCAAGCGTAACCGTCGTCATAATCGCGCCAGATTTCTATAGCCCCAGGCGTTGCATTGGATAGCGGGTTGTCTGTCATTCGCACTACAACCCAGCTACTACAAGGTGGGATATGCTTGGTCATTACTTGCTCTCCCATGTGTGATAATAGTCGCCCTCAAAGCAATACGAGACCGCGCCAACAGTTTCCGCGTATGGGTTGTGCTTCTCTAAAAATTCAGCAGCGGCGGCGCGGTGGTTCTCGCCAGTATCAAGCGCATAATTCCAATGGTAGGTGTGCTTGTTTGCAAGACGGTCCTTGCCATCTGTAACAATTATCCTGCTGCCCCTATGGTTGGTTGGCCCAACATAACGTGACCGAATAGCACCTCTAGTGTTTGAAAGTCTCATAATTTCCCCCTTGGGTTATAGGGCCTAGCCCTGATTAGTGCATTGGCGCACTGTGAAACGCCCCCCTGGAGAGGCGCTTCCCAATACGTCAAGATTTCCAGTTTTGATACTGTTCTCTCCCGCGTT